AGAACGACGTTACATAAGTGATAACCATAAACAATAAGAAGTTATGATTGAATTTGAAGTAAAATCAAAAAAGCAGTATATACCGGTGAACATAAGAGACAGCCCCAGACGCATCCCGTATGCAGGCAATGAGGCTGATGGTGTAACCATAGGCTATAAGGCAAAATATAGTCAACAACTGCAATCCATTAAGGACAACTACAAAGCGTTTGACCAACCTTATAATGGTGAGGACAATGATGACTACGAGAAGATGCAGTTCAACTATCACCCTGACCACTTGGGCAGCAGTAGCTACATCACCAACCTTGATGGAGAAGTGGCGCAACACATCGAGTATGTGCCGTTCGGTGAAGTGTTCATAGAAGAGCGCAACAACACTTGGAACACGCCTTACTTTTTCAACGCCAAGGATTTTGACGAGGAGATGGGTATGTACTACTATGGTGCGAGGTACTACGAGCTAAGGTTGAGTCTGTGGATGAGTGTGGATCGTATGCAGGAAAAATATCCGAATGTATCATCTTATGTTTATTGTATAAACAACCCTATAATTTTAATAGATTCAGATGGAAAAGATATATATCCTATTCTTTTTCAAATGACAGATAATAGAGATTGAGCTAATGGTACTCCATATAGGAGTAATAAGAAATATATGGAAGCAATGCGTATGTTTGGACAAACAAATTATGGAAGGCAGTTTATAGGAGCTTTTTTAAAGAAAAATCAAAGCCAATATGGTGTAAATGGTAATGGAAAATATTCTAAATATAGATTCCGAATAGAAGAATATGATATGAAAGATGCTCATGACCATTTTGTCTTCATGCCAAATTTAGAAGGTTCATTTTCTGCAAAGGGAATAGATGGAAAACTTAACATAATTCTACGGCTGGATGTTAAGGGTAAAACAGCTAGTGAATTGGTAGAAACAATAAGTTATGAGCTAGCTTTAATGGAAGTGATATAGATAAAATAATTAGTGCCTATGAAAAGAGTGGAATAGAAGCCGTACAGAAATTATTCACAAAGGATCCTAATGGAGATATGGATCATAGATCTTTAGCAAAACAAGATAAAAAACATGTGGGTGTCTCTAATTATAATCAAGTAAAAAGAGAATTAATAAAGAGATATCCTTTCACAAAGAAAGAATTTGATAAAGAGCAAAGAAAATATGAAGGGGAATTTGGTAAATAGCAAGTGGATTCTATCGATTATGGTGGCATCTTTATTGATGCCACTATCTTCATGTAGTGAGAGGAAGGAAAGTTTATCCTCTAATACACGTCAATCTTTCGATATAACATATTCAAAAAAGGAAATAGTAATAGAATCATCAACAAAGACAGGGAAGGACCATTTTTTTAAAAAAGATGGTGAATACTTTAGCTCGTCTGATTCCATATTATTTTTTTCGGTAGTTAGAGATACTATATTAAATACAACAAGTAGTGGTATAGACTATAAAACAATAATAAAGAAAGAAGGGAATGGGCAATTTACGACTTCTAATTATTTAGTAAGTAATACCGGATGTCTCTTTTTCTTGATTTCATATAGTTATGATTCTGATTATCATATTTCAAAAATAGTAAAATGTGCTAATGTGGTATATCAGTAATATTTTGGCAATTATAAATTTGGAACGAAAGATCGTTTCGTTGGTTAGCCTATATATAAATTGTTTGAACTTACCCATACAAAGGTATGCTCCAACACCCATACAAGGGTAACAGGCTATACCCTTATAAGGATGTTCATCATTACCCTTATATGGGTATTAAAAGCCGTGAGCAATAAACAGAAAAGAATAATGTTAAATAATTAATTGCCCCAAACAATTAAAGAGTATAGAACATAGTAGAAGTACAACAAATTTGGAAAATTTATTAAGAAAAAAATGATGAAAATTATTATTTGCTTGTTATTAGTATTTACATGTATTACCTGTAATAAGGGTATAATTACCCTTACAGATAATACTATAGGTACAAATAAAAAACAACCATACTATTCGGAGTCTGATAGCATTTTTATAAACAAAACAGGAAAGTATGCTTTAATTGTAAAGAGTGAATATAGCAAGGATACTTTAGATATCTTAGATTATCAAGAAGATCCATATTCAACTCCTATCATTCTAAAACAGGTACTTGTTTTTACAGCTAATGATACAATATTAAAAGAGTATAAACTCCCAATAGCAAATACAAAAAAAAGAACTGTAAATGGCATATTTTTAAATGTATTACAAACGCCTATTTATGAGATAGGAATTGTAAAATCAAAAAAAAGCATTTACTATGCTATTTGGGGATCTGATTATTGCAATGGAGCCGATTGTCTGGAATTTATAGGAATATATAATTATAAAGGCGATACTATATTTGAAGGAATTACTAATAGTAACAAAGAAAGATTTAAAAAGATATTGTGCAAGCATAAAATAGATATAAATAAAAAATTAGATACTAAAGAAATAGACATTAAAGGTAATGCTCAAAATCAGAAGTTGTCGAAATAAAAAGAACAACAAACGTGGCACGAAAACGCAAGCCACAATAGCAATAGAGAACAGAATGTATAACATTAAAACAACAAGTCTATGGTAAACCATATATAGATTGTTTGAACTTACCCATACAAAGGTATGCCCCAGCACCCATACAAGGGTAACAGGCTATACCCTTATAAGGGTGTTCATCATTACCCTTATATGGGTATTAAAAGCCGTGAGCAATAAACAGAAAAGAACGACGTTACATAAGTGATAACCATAAACAATAAGAAGTTATGATTGAATTTGAAGTAAAATCAAAAAAGCAGTATATATCGGTGAACATAAGAGACAGCCCCAGACACATCCCGTATGCAGGCAATGAGGCTGATGGTGTAACTATAGGCTATAAGGCAAAATATAATCAGCAACTGCAATCCATTAAGGACAACTACAAAGCGTTTGACCAACCTTATAATGGTAAGGACAATGACGACTTTGTAAATGGTCAGGTTTGTCTAAAAGACATTGCCCCCGACCATTTGGGCAGCTCAAGCTACATCACCAACCTTGATGGCGAGGTATCGAAACACATCGAATACGTTCCATTTAGAGAAGTATTCATTGAAGAACGCAACAATGCGTGGAACACCCCTTATCTCTTCAATGCCAAAGAGTTTCGCGAGGAGACAGGTATGTACTACTACGGAGCCCGCTACTATGAACCGAGATTGAGTCTGTGGATGAGTACGGATCCAAGATCAGAAGAAGCACCTGAAGCATCCTCATATACTTATTCTCATAATGCGCCTACTGGAAGTGTTGATTTTGATGGAAAATGGGATATTAAAGTTTCTGCTTCATCAGACAGAGCAAACCATCCATATGCTATATATGCTGTATATGACAGAAATGGAAATCTAATTTACAAGACAGTTGTGAAAGTACTTGGAAGTTATCGAAAAAGGAATAGTTCTAATGCAGATACCCCTCAAGGAAAATATAAAATATTGGGATGGAGAAAAACTGGAACAAAGCGTTATCCAACTATATCTTTTGGTCCTAATGACCTACTGGCTTTAGAGTACCAAGGTGGTGAAGGGGGATATAGACAAGGAATGCACACACATGGAGGCCGTAGGCAAAAGCCTGATTTGATGGGAACACATGGGTGTATGCGAATGGCAGATGCTGACATCAAGGAACTTAAAGAAATAGTTACACAGTTAGAAAAAAATAATCCCAACGAAAGAAAAGGATTCCTTACGCTGAAAGATGATTTGCAAGTTCCTGTCAATAATGATAGAGATGAAATCAAAGAAGAAGTAAACGAAATGAAATCCTACGAGTTGCCTGAAGTTGTTGTCATAGGTCATAGAACTCAAAAGGTCGAAAAGAACGAAACAGAGAAAGGAGGAACAAAACATGAGACAGAACAATAAAAATACCCTGCTTCAAATGATTCTGTTATGTTTTTTGGGAGTTACAAGTTGTAATAATAATTCTAAAAACACCTTTACAGCAACACAACGGAAAACGAATTTTGATAAAGATACAGTTCTGAAAAAGGAAACAAGTAAAGACATCAGTATAAAGTCTGATGATAGCCTTTTTGTGCAAAGAATTATTGATGGAAACTTTTTTCAAGAGAAATTTTCTACAGAACAGGACTATGCTCTAGTCGTAAAACATTGTTTTGCACATACCGATGAACAATATGATGAAACTTTTGCTGATGGTTTGAGCCATATGCTGGTCAAATATCCCGACAAAATAAAAGGAATACAAAAAGCAATAAGTTTACTTCCTATCGAACAACAAAGCAAGGCTAATCATAATATGATGATTTATATCGTATCTTCATGGATAATGGAAAACTATACAGATTCCATCAATTTAGATATGTTCTATCAATCATATCCTTTTTTCAGGAAAGACCCTGAAATTGAGAATATCTTGAAAGAACAGTTTAATAATGGAGTAAGATAAATGACTTTGTCGTTAGAAAATATACATAGCATTTCTAGTAATGCATCAAATTGGGAGTTATCATCATAATAATATGATTATCAATAAATTCTTTAAATGTTAGGCGTAGAGGCAAGGATAAATTCTCTGCCTTTTGCTATATTTGTAACTCCAAAACAAAGAAAATGAATAAAATAAAAAGAGAAGAAAGAGAGAACTTACACACTTTTTTAGACACTACCAATACTGTTGATTTAGTTGCCATTGTTCTTACACCCAATTTTAAAGACCTTATGAGTAAAGATGGGATTAAACAGGCAACTAAAATGATAGATAAGTTAATCAACTATTGGCTTGATAACCCAATGAAGGGATTTAAAAGAGGAGTTGAATTATTGGCTAATAAAGATAAAATTAAAGCAATGGCTGTGGCAAAAGCCATAAGAGAGGGTGTAGATCCAGATAAGGCAATGCCAATACTTGATAAAATAATAAAAAATATTCCAATCATAGAAATTGACTTATGAAAAAGTTTATATTTAAGGGGCATAAAACGAAATGTATAAAACAGGGGAGAGGGAGAAAATCGTTATAATTGTTGATAGATAGAGAGTTACGCAGAAATATAGAGTTGAGGGATGGAAAAACGAAATGTTACATTTGTGTTACATTTGTGTTACATTTGAAGGGGTTTTTGAACAGCGTTTGAAGCATGAATGTTACATGGGTGTTAATTAAGGGTTACACGGGGCGTTATTTAGGCCTTGACAGGTGGTTATTGCATACATGTAAGGGGAGACGGCTGGAGTGAAAAGAACAGCTTGTACAGACAACTAAGAAGCACGATAAAAAGGAGTCGACTTGATAATGTTTACTCTTTTTTTTGTGCCTAATGATAAAAATATAATATATAGAAATATCGTATATAATAACTATTTTGTATATTTGCAACAGAAAATGGAGTAGATATGACAAAGGTTATACATGTACAGTTGATGGAAGGAAGGAGGAACTACTACTTTGGTTCGATACCTGCGATTTACAGCGTTTTGACGGCCGAGGAGATAGGCATTAAGCAATGCTCGTTGGAGCGCGTAGGGTTGGGTAAGGGAGGCGTAGTGCTGAACAAAAAGGCATGCATCAGGGCGGGAGAGTTGATCCGCTCAAAAGTTAAGAAATGAGGGATTATTTGAATAGCTAAAACACTGATTGAACGATAGTTGAACGGCTTCCAATACGTTTTTGAACGGTTGGAGGCCGTTTTTCGTGTTTTGGGGGGTAAAATGAGGGTGATTTTGGGGTAAAAAATGGGTTTGGGGTGACACTTGGGGTGACGATTGGGGTGACAGTGCAAAACGAAATGTATCGATTGGGGTGACATTTGGGGTGACACTTTTAACATAAAACTCATGGAATTAGCCCCCCTCACAATGACCGAAAATTATCGATTATGCGCGTTTTTGCTGTTTTTACCCCCTCCCTTATTCCAAGGTTATAGGGTATATTACCACTTTTTTATAAGGTGATTTTTTACAGAACGCTGTATTTATCGGTATTTTTAGCTATATTTACGGCGTAAAATCATTAAAAAGTGTGCGCGCGGCGCATAAAGAGGTAAATATGAAATATAAGAATGTTGTAGAATTGATTGGTCATTGGGAGCGCCTTATGGGTAGGGAAGCTACACTGAACAGGTTGCGATCAATGCGCGACTATGCAAGGCAATGCTTGAAAGCACATCCGCATGAACAGTGTGCGGATGCGCTTGATGACAATATGTGTTTGATTGAAGCTATCATTGCAGAGGCTGAAGAACTTCTGTAATGATGACATCTGTCAGTCTTCAATAAAGTCTGCGTTCTGAATATTGCTTGATATGTCACTCAGCACGGCAAAATTCAGACGCTTGACATACTTTCCAAGCTCTTGATAAGAGATTGAAAAGGACTTTTTGTGTATCTCAACTCTTTCAAGTCCTTTCATCCTTTGCGCCATTTGGTCGTAGGTCTCGTTTTCTGTTTCCATCTCAACTACGTATGCAGAAACATATAGAGGTCTATCCCCTATTGGCTCATTATCAGAAACCTCAAATCCGATAACAAACCATTTGTTCGTATCTACCCCATGTTCCTTGCAGAGCTTCCACAGGTCTGTCGGTAGATGTCCGTCAATGGATACAATTCCTTTCATGTCGGTATACTGTGTACCGATTTCATCCTTGATTAAATCATAATTAAAATTTTTCATATTCAAAAAATATTAAGATAAATAATAATATGTATTATACTATGCAGTTAATGCGCAAAGAAGCTTTCTTAATCTTGTGCCATTTGGCTATAGGTTCCGTCTTCGAAACTTTACTATCATCATTCGAGCCGGATAAAGCCGACGACGAGTGCGACGGAATAGATTTCGGATAGGGGGAGTTCAAAGGGATTGTAGGCAGGGTTGTCTGACACAATGAGGATATGCTCTTTGTCTGACCCAGGTCTGATGCGTTTAAGGATTGCTCCTTGTGCCGTGTCGAGGACGTAGGGGCGATTCCATTGGAAGAAGACCGATGTCATCGCTTCACGTTGGCATGCCACGATATCTCCTGATTTATAGGTGGGGAGCATTGAGTCGCCATTGATGGTTATCAGGAAGTTTGCTGTTTTGAATTCAGGAACAATGTAGTGTTCGCACTCATACTCACAGACTTGTATTTCGCCGCGCAGTGCGCCTGCCATGGCGCTGAAAGGGATAAGGGGGATGCCTTGTTGCCCATCATCTACGTGCTTTGCAGGGTAGATCGTTACAGCAGGCCTTTGCTCGGCAATCGTAGGCTCACTCTCATCTGTGGTTTTGAGCATATCACCATTGCCTGTGAAAAGCCACTCGGGGGATATATTTTCGCATTTCGCAAACAGAAGGTCATAATCAAAGCTGTCTCGTGCCAACCATGTGCTTATGGTTGAGGGCGCAACGCCGATATACTTGGCGAATTGCGTAGGTTTTCCATTACTATAGTGGGCAATAAGTGCCTCTAATCTCTCCTTTTTAGTCATAAATTTGCGTTTCGTGAAAAATAATCCTCAAAATATTTTGCGTTTTGCAAAATGTGATTTATCTTTGCAGCGTGTTAAGTTTATTAACAGCGCCCAAAAATACGAAAAAGGGGCGAGAGAAACAAACATTTAAGATTAAAGAATATGAACGAGAATCTTTTAGACAAGGTCAGCACTGAAAAAATAGAAGCGTTGGTTAATGCTTTAGATGCTGTGATTGGTGACATGCGCAGTGTTGAAGATAGTCAGCTTGTGCGGTTCCGAGATAATGCCTATTACACCTGCCTCTCGCTTACCGACATGATTTTAACAGCGCTCAAACGGCGTGTGAATGGTATTCAAGGTGAATAGATTGTAGGATGATAAAGCGAGTAGCACGGACTGCCGGGTCGCTCCCGCGGGGTTCGACTCCCTGTGCTCGCCCAAAGCAAATTATTAAAATCGACAGATATGGACAAGAAAATTTATGTGAGTAAGAGGGATGCAGCCCACCTACGTAAAGTTTTCGGCTGCTCGAAAGTGATGGTGTGGAAGGCACTGAACTTCAAAAGCGACAGCGACCTTGCACAGAAGATACGCTACACAGCCCTCATGCAGCTGAACGGCATCCCCAACTGGAAACAGGAGGGGATGGAAACAACCCACGAGGAAGCCGAGCGTACAACAACACAAACCTTTGGCGAGCGTGTGAAGTTGGTATTCGATCGCAAGGATGGCACGACGAGTGTGTTTGTAGACGGTGTTGAAACCCGCAAGGAACAGAACCTGAACATTCCGGCTTTCATGGGTCTACAGCGTGAGGTTGAACTGATGGCGATGAGCCTGTAACCTTTCATTCATCGGGATGGAATACTTCAATAAAATATTGTGCGTAACCTACGCGGAACTGACTGAAGGTAGTGATGCGATTATTAAAGCCGCTACATTACGTCAGAATATGAGCCGTGGCAATATCGTCAGTGTTCATCGTGGAGGTGGCGAAGGCGGTCAGGCACTCTACGCGTGGAGTTCCATTCCTCAAAAATATAAGGAGCGCTATATGGAACGTTACGGCGACCCCGAGCAGCGCATGAAGGAAGCGATGATACGCGACCGTGTGAAGTTAGACGGTGAAGCCCGCACATGGTATACAAAGTATGAATATGAGAAGAATGGTGAAATGAAGACGTTGACTACCGAACTCATTGAAGAGTACACTATTAATGCCAGCGTACTGAAAGAGTTGCTGAAGATGATGGCACAACGTCAGGCCATCCGTCAGAGTCTGAATGCCAGCACAGGCGGAGCATGGGACGTCATTTATAAGAGTTCTGAAGCCATGCGCGAAGAATATCACCACACACTTCCACAGAACCAGGCACGACTGAAGGCAAAGATTAAGGCATTCAAGGCAGACGGGTATAAGAGCCTTATCAGCGGCAAGATTGGAAACTGTAACACAGTGAAGATTACAGAGGAATTCGGACTTCTTCTCATCGCACTGAAGCGCAGTAGGACACCTGTCTATACCGATGCGCAGATTTTTGAAGAAGGAAATCGTCGGGCCGTAGAGAACGGCTGGAAACCACTGAAAAGTCTTAGCGGCATGAAGCGGTGGCTGTACAGTTCTGCGATTGAGCCTCTGTGGTATGATGCTGTGTATGGTGAGAATGCCGCCCGCCTTAAATTCGGCAGGAAGCAGAGAACGAAACTCCCGACACGCCGTGACTCGCTTTGGTATGGTGATGGAACACGCCTGAACCTGTATTATCAGGATAAGGAAGGAAATGTGCGTACAACACTGGTTTACGAGGTGATTGATGCCATGAGCGAGGTAATGCTGGGCTACTGGATAAGTGACTCAGAGGATTATAAGGCACAATATCACGCTTTCCGAATGGCTATTCAGACCAGCGGACACAAACCCTACGAGATTGTACATGATAATCAAGGCGGACATAAGAAACTAAACAAGGCTCAGCCGAACTCAAATGGAAAAGGCTTCTTGGACAAAATATGCCATATCCACCGTGCCACAATGCCAAACAACGGATCTTCCAAAACGATTGAGGCCATATTCGGACGTTTTCAACAGCAGGTTCTCCACCAATATGACAACTTCACGGGTCAGAACATCACTGCAAAGAAAACCAGCAGCCGGCCCAACCTTGAGAGCATGGAAGCCAATAAGAAGAGCTTGCCTACATTGGACGAACTGAAAGCCATCTACGCAGAAGCACGACAGAAGTGGAACTCCATGAAGCACCCCATCTATGGTAAAAGCAGAATGGAAGTATATGAAAGCAGCGTAAATGAAGAAACGCCTGTTGTAACAGCAGTAGACATGGTTGATATGTTCTGGATTATGCACGACAAGCCCGCAACGTTTACCGACCAGGGTATCACTATTGAGGTGAAAAAACAGAAATATACATGGGAGGTGTTCAAGGACGGAAATCCGGACTTGGAATGGCGTAAACTGCATACGTGGGAAAAGTTCTATGTTCAATATGATCCCAACGACATGACCACAGTTAATCTCTATGCGATTGACCTTGCTGGTAGAAAACGTTTTTCAGCCGTAGCACGCCCCTACTGGGAGATACACCGTGCATTGCAAGATCAGAGCGCAGAGGAAAAGACGCAGATACACAGGGCTATCGAAGCAGGCAAGAACGACCGCATAGAACGTGTAATAGCAGGCAGACGCATCGCTATTGCCCATGGTACTGACCCGGAGCAGAACGGACTCATCTATCCGAAGCTGAAAGGGCTTACCAAGGAGCAGCAGGAACAGGCGCAATCAAGACTTGCTCTGTATGCACAGCCACCGAAAAACTTCACGATAGGACAGATTGCCAAGCAAATCAGTCTGACGGACTGGTGCGAGGAGGTTAATGCAAATAAGGAGCAGGACATTGCCGCACCGGTTAAGGTCGACATGGCTTCGGTAGCAGGAAAGTATTGAAAAGTAAAATCGTAAAAATAAAGAAATTATGAAACTAACAACAAACGAGAAGGGACAAATCCAAGAGTGTTTGCGGCAATACGTCAGCAAATATCCCAGTCAGAACAAGGCAGCACAGAGCCTCACGGGCACGAGCAGTGCCACGGTGAGCAGCATTCTGCAAGGCAAGTGGGAAAACATCAGCGACGAGATGTGGCGCAACCTCGCATCGCAACTCGGCACCACGGCCGCCACCGACTGGCAGGTGGTTGAGACAAAGGCTTTTCAGGAAATGACCCTCGTCATGCAAGATGCCCAAGCTGTGAGAAATGTTACGTGGATCGTGGGCGAGGCTGGCTGCGGCAAAACCACCACAGCGCACCTCTATGCTACTGAAAACAGCGAGGTGTTCTACATCTTGTGCTCTGAAGACATGAAGAAGAGCGACTTCATTCGCGAGATTGCACGCCGCATCGGTCAGCGTACCGAGGGCTACAGCATCAGAGAGTTGCTCGACCGCATCATCGACGACCTCATTCAGATGCAAGCACCACTGCTGCTTTTCGACGAAGCCGACAAGTTGCCCGAGCGCGTCTTTCATTATTTCATTGACCTTTACAACCGCTTGGAGGACAAATGTGGCATCGTCTTCCTGTCCACCAGCTACATCAAGCGGCGCATGACCATGGGGCTGCGCTACAATAAATGTGGTTACAACGAGATTCACTCGCGCATCGGCCGCAAGTTCTACGAATTAGAACCCACCGCTCCCCACGATGTCTATGCCGTCTGCATGGCCAACGGTGTGACCGACAAAAGCCGCATATCAGAGGTTGTTAAAGATGCCGAGGCGTATGATTTCGACCTGCGCCGCGTGAAGAAAAACATCCATCGCGTAAAAGTGATGCAAGCGCAAACAGCAGGCAAGTAGCGTTAAAACAATAATAGAACAATAGTAAAATGGCAAGCGGAACAAAAGATGCAGCACAGGTGATTGCCGAGCTCACGGCGACGAATGCCGAGCTTCGCGATAAAATAAAGGAGCTTGAGAAATCGCTGTGGCGGCGCGACCATCCCGTGCTGCGCCGTGCACTGAGCGTCAGCGATGTCATGCGCATGAAGAAAGAAACCTACCCCTTTGAAGGGGCATGGGAAGAAGCCTTCGGTTGTCCCGAGAAAAATGGCGTGTGGTTTGTGTGGGGCAACAGCGGCAACGGCAAGACGAGTTTCATGTTGCAGCTTTGCAAAGCATTGTCGCACTTCGGCCGTGTGGCCTACGACAGCTTGGAAGAGGGCGCATCGCTGACGATGAAGAATGCCCTGATGACGGCTGGCATGCAGGACGTGGCACGTCGCTTCGTGTTGCTCGACCGCGAAAACATGCAGCTGCTGTCGGCACGCCTCGGCAAGCATAAAAGTCCCGACATTGTGGTCATCGACAGCTTTCAGTACACCAAAATGAGCTTCAAAGACTACGAGGCTTTCAAAGAGCGACACGCCAACAAACTGCTCATTTTCGTCAGTCAGGCCGATGGCAACAAGCCCGCTGGGCGCACAGCCGTGAGCGTGATGTATGATGCGAGCCTAAAGATATTCGTCAGCGGGTTTCGCGCCATCAGCAAGGGACGCTATTTTGGCAACAAAGGCTACTTCACCATTTGGGAAGAGCGTGCAAAGATGTATTGGGGAGAAGAGCAAAAAGAAAAATAGTATGGCAAACAAGCGAGA